TCCAACCTTTTATTGCTAAAGGTTTTGAAATATTAAAATCAGCACCAAATGAAATACTTTGGGCAATCTTAATCGTCTATTCAGGAAGTTTTGGATTAAACGTAATGGATAAATTTAAAAAATAATATGTCATTAGTAAAAAATATACAAAGAAGAAAAAAACTTGGAATAAGCAGAAGTAAGAAAAATTCTACAGTATCTCCAAAAGCATACAAAGCTATGCAAAATAATTGGAAGAAAAAAGGTGGCAAAGGTTAAGTTTGACAAAGCTCCTTTTGAAACAAAAAGCAAATATAAAAAAACAAGTATAGGAAGAAATCCTAGTAAAGCAATGATGAACAAATCTAAACGTAGAAACTTTAAGAAATATGTTGGTCAAGGAAAACCAAAATAAGAAAAATAATAAATGCAAATGTAAGTCCTGTAAGTGTGACTTAAAAGATAAAAAGAAAAAACTTACCGATGAAGAAGCATTTTGGAAAACAATGTCTTCAAGGTTTAATAAATAATATTAAAATTTACTATTAAAAATTAATATTAAAATTTAGTACCATCTCTCATTAGAGAGGTGCTAACCAAATTCAAATAAGATTGCCAGTTACGACTGATAACCTTCTGATTTTGCAAAGTAGTTAGATAACAACAAACCAACAATACAACAATAAGGAGACAACTATGTCTAATGCAACAATCAGTAGCATTGGTCAGGTAAACTCGGCAGGTGACGCAAATGCGTTGTTCCTGAAAGTATTCTCTGGTGAAGTTTTATCAACTTTCGCAAGGGAAAACCAAATGTTAGGTATGACAACTGTTAGAACAATTTCTAGCGGTAAGTCAGCACAATTTCCTGTAACTGGAACTGTGTCAGCTTCATACCATACAGCAGGTAACGAGATTACTGGTCAAGCTATCAAACACAACGAAAAGGTAATTAACATTGATGATATGTTACTTGCTGACGCTTTCGTAGCGGAAATAGAAGAACTAAAAAATCACTATGACGTTAGAAGCATCTACTCAAAAGAAATGGGTCAGGCTTTAGCGAACACAGTAGATAAACACCTTTTATCTCTAGCTATTTTAGCTTCAAGAGTAACTACACCTAACGTAACAGGTGGAAAAGTCGGGACTGAAATCCTTGACGCTGATGCTAACACAAACGCAACTTCATTAATTTCTTCAGTATTTGAAGCAATTCAAAGACTAGACGAAAATAATGTGCCTACAGCAGGTAGAGTTTGTATCGTAGCACCAGACCAATATTACCAATTAGCTAACGTAGATAAATTAGTAAACAGAGACTTCTCATCTGACAACGGTGACTTCGGAAAAGGTACTGTATTAAGTATCGGTGGAGTTCCAATCGTTAAGTCAAATACAGCAGTTGAAGTTTTCGGACAAAATTTATCTTCAGCTATTAGCGGAACTAACAACACTTACAACGGTAATTTTACAAACACTTTCGCTGTTGTAATGCAAAGTTCAGCTATCGGTACTGTTAAACTTAAAGACCTTGTTATGGAAAGCACATACGACCCAAGAAGATTGGGTACGCTTATGACTGCTAGAATGGCAATGGGTCACGGTATCTTAAGACCTGAAAGTGCAATTTCAATTAAAACTGCATAATCAATCTTAATACTACAATTGTGGTGGCGGTAGAAATATCGCCACTACTTTAATTAATGACAATACAAACTAGAACAACCGAATTAGAAGCAGTAAACACAATACTCTCTACAATAGGTGAAGCTCCGATTAATAGTTTAACAGGTGCATTACCAGTAGATGCTACAGTTGCTAAAAATGTTTTATCTGAAATAACAAGAGAAGTTCAATCTCAAGGTTGGCATTTTAATACTCATTACAAAGCAACATTAAGTAAAAACACAGACAACAAAATTCCATTACCATCTAATGCAGTAAGAATAGAATTAGATGTAAACAAATATTCAAAATATAATTATGACATTGTTCAGAGAGATGGCTTTCTTTATAATTTAGCTACTAACTCTGATATTTTCACAACTGATTTTGATGAAGCAATAATAGTATACCTTTTACCTTTTGATGAAATTCCTGAACAAGCTAAAAGATATATTACTATTAGAAGTGCTAGAATATTTCACGATAGAACTTTAGGTGCAAATACACTTCATAAGTTTTCAGCAGAAGATGAAAAACACGCTTTAAGTATTTTAAAACAAGCCGAAAGTTCAACAGGTGATTACACGATATTTGATACGCCTGAACAAGCCTACACTATTACAAGAAACAATAGAGTATTCTAAACTATGCCTTTAGTATCACGTACAATTCCAAATTTAGTACAAGGTGTTTCACAACAACCTGAAGTATTAAGACTTAATTCACAAGCAGGTGAACAAATTAATGGCTATAGTTCTGTTGTTGAAGGATTAAAAAAAAGACCGCCAACAAATTATGTAGCCAAGTTATCTAATAGTTCATTTGGTAATGCTTACATTCACACAATAAATAGAGACACAACAGAGCGTTACATTGTGGTTATTACAAATGGCGCACTTAATGTTTATGATTTAGATGGTACTGCAAAGACTGTTGTTAATCAGACAGGTTCAACAGCATACATAACGACTGCAAATCCTAAACAAGACTTTGTTTGTGTTACGGTTGCGGATTACACATTTATTTTAAATAAGACAAAAACAACAGCGATGAAGGCAACTACTTCATCAGCTAAAATAGAACAAGCAACGTATTCAGTTTTACAAGGTGTTAATAGTACAGAATATTCAATAACTATAGATGGAACTACGTATTCCATTACATCAGGTAGTACTAGCTCAAAATCAATTAGAGATAGTTTATTTAGTGCTGTGGGTTCTCCTGCGGGTATTACTTTAACAAAAATAGGTGATAGTAGTTTTGCTATAGTTAAATCTTCAGGAACATTAGACGTAACTGCTTCAGACGGTTATGGAGACGATGCTTCACAAGTTGTTAAAGATAAAGTTCAAAACTTTTCTGATTTACCTGTTCCTGCAATTGATGGACAAATAGTAGAAATAACTGGAGAAGCAGGAAATACTTTTGATAATTATTTTGTTAAATTTATTTCAGCAGATAATCTTTGGGAAGAAACTGTAGCTCCTGATACTAAAACAACTATTGATGAATTAACAATGCCACACGTTCTAATTAGAACTGCTGATGGAAATTTTAGATTTAGTCAGGTTGATGGTTCTTCATACACAATAAGTGGAACAACTTATAACGTACCTTCTTGGGGTAAAAGATTAGTAGGAGATATAAATACTGTTCCTGACCCAAGTTTTATTGGTAGAAAATTAAATGATGTTTTCTTTCATAGAAACAGATTAGGTTTTTTATCTGATGAAAATGTTATCTTTAGTAGAGCAAGTGAGTTCTTTGAATTTTTTCCTGAAACAATTACACAAGTATTAGCAACTGACCCAATTGATGTTGCAGGTACACATACTAAAGTAGCTATCTTAAGACACGCTATTTCATTTGATGAAGAACTACTTTTATTTTCAGACCAAACACAATTTATTTTAAGTGGTGGAGCTGTCTTATCTTCAGAGAATGTAAGGATTGATGTTACAACAGAATTTGAAACAGATAAAAATGTTAAACCTATTGGAGCAGGAAGTAATGTCTATTTCGCTTTCAACAAAGGCAATTATCAAGGACTTAGAGAATTTTTCATTGCGTCTGATACAGATACAAAACAAGCTGACGATATTACAGCGAATGTGCCAAAGTATATTCCTGCTAACGTCTTTAAACTTGCTAGTGCTACTACTGAAAATATTTTAGTAGCTTTATCTTCAGATGAAGACAATGCTTTATATGTTTATCAATACTATGTGTCACAAAGCAGAAGATTACAAAGTGCTTGGAGTAAATGGACTTTTGGTACTTCAGCAACAGACAGTATTCTAAACGTAGATTTTATAGAAAATGTTCTTTATGTAATTAATGAAAGAAGTGATGGTGTTTATTTAGATAAAATAGACGTATCACCTGCATTAACTGATACTGGTGAAACTTATTTAACTCACCTAGATAGAAAATTAAATAATACACAAATTACTGAAGTTTATAACGCAGGTACAAACCAAACTACAATTACACTTCCATACACCATAACAAATACAATGAAAGTTGTAGGTAGAAGTGGTGCAAGTAATAAAGCAGGACAGGCAATATCTACTGTATCTCAATCAGGTACAACCATTGTTGTAACTGGAGATATTACAGCTCAAAACTATTTTATTGGTGAGCAATATGAATTTAGTTTTTTATTTTCACAACAATTTATACAAGTAGCGGATAGTCAAGGTTCTAGAATTTCAGTTAAAGAAGGAAGACTTCAAATTAGAAATTGGAGTGTTTCATTTAATGATACTGGATATTTTACAGCAGAAGTTCAACCTGTTGGAAGAAGCATATCAACTACAACATACACAGGTACAATTACAGGTTCAGGATTATTAGGAACAGTTAATTTAGACGATGGAGATTTTACTTTTGCTGTTCAATCTGAAAATGACAAACTAACAGTTACTATTAAGAACGACAGTCACCTGCCAAGCAATTTTATTAATGCTAGTTGGCAAGGTTATTATGTTACAGCATCACAAAGAGTTTAATGGTTTTAGAATTTCTAAATTAGAAGACGTAGACTATTTAGCAACCAGATTAAGATTTGAAGATAAAAGAGAAGTACTTGATGCAAGTGGTTCTACACCATATCAGGCTTTATTAGGTGGTTACGTTCAATCAGAAATTTGTTTTACAATAGTTGATACGAAAGATGTTCCTGTAGGAATGTTTGGTGTCAGTAATGAAGGAGCTATATGGTTATTAGCTTCAGATGATATTCATAGAATACGCTTCTCTTTTTTAAGAGAGAGTAGAAAAGTCATAGACTTTTTAAATCAAAAATATCCAAAACTTTGGAACTACGTAGATAGCCGAAACCAACTTCATTTAAGATGGTTGAAATGGTGTGGTTTTATCTTTTTACGAAAAGTTAATCACGGAGTTAATCAAAAACCTTTTTATGAATTTATAAAAATATGTGTGAACCAGTAACAGCATCACAGGCTTTACTTGCAGTAAGTGCAGTAAGTGCAGGTCTACAATATCAGCAAGGTAAACAGCAACAAAAAGCTCAATACGAAGCTCAAAAAAGACAAAATGAGATTGCTAGAAAAAATGCCTTACAAAGATATGCTTCAGAACAATTAAGAATAAGACAAGTTGTTCAGCAAAATCAGGAAAAAGGATTACAAGCAACTTTAAAAGCTAGAAAAGCTAGAGCAGTATTTATTTCATCAGCAGGAGAAAGTGGAGTAGCACTTGGTGGTTCAATAGAAGGTTTATTAGCAGATTATTATAGAACTCAAGGTAACTACATTAGTGCCTTAAATAGAAATTTAGGAATTAATGTTTCTCAATATGAAAGAAATTTAGAAGCAATTCAGTTTGGACAAGAAAGTCAAAGTACTTATGTTCAACCACCTAATCCTGAATTGTTATTTGCTTCTTCAGCATTGAATGTAGCTAATACTTACTATGGTTTAGAAGCTCAAAAAGAAAGTCTAGGTTTATTAAGCAATAGACAGAAGAAGTCTTATCAATCCTACACAACTAACAATTCATTAATTGATGTATAATGCCAAGTAAAAGAGACACACCATCATTGGATTTATCTCCAGAATTGCCTGAAGTAGTCTCAAGAGATTTTAATTTATTTTATAAACCAGACCCAAAACCTGAAGTAGCAGGTGTAAGAGAACTTACTAGAGCATTAGATAGTTTTGTTTCAGGCGCAGGTACAGCAATGGTTCTTGGTGCTGAACAAAAAGAAAAAACTGAAAATGAAAATTTAGCAGTTCAACAACATTTAGACCTTAAATTAAGTTTTAATGATGCTGTTAAACAAGGAAAAATTCCTAAAGAAGCAAACCCATACTTTATTCAAAAATACCAACAAATAGAATTAGGTGAAAAAGCTAGAAAATTTAAAGATGGCGTTATTCAAAGATATGGTGAGCTAGGTGTTAAAGAAAATGCAGACGCAGGAGCATTTGATAATTTTTACAATAGTGAATTAAAGAAATTTTTTACAGAAAATCAACTTGGCTTATTCCAACCTAATGATTTAGCTAAAGGATTTTTTAATCAAACTGATAAATTTAGAAATGAATTATATTCTCAACATTCAAATTCACAATTAGGTAAAGTTACTGAAAATTATAAAAAAGGTTTTAAGAATGATATTCAAGGTTTTTTAACTGATGATGGAACAGAAAATTCTTTACAAAATATTGGTGATAAAATTACTAATTATATAAAAGATAAAACTGCAAACGGTTTAGGTAATACATCAGCACAAGAATACTTATTAGAAGCCTTAAAAGAGTATGTTGGTAATACTAATGATTTTGATTTTGCTCAAAAAATTCTAGACAGAGTTCCTAATTTCATCAAACTAGGTACAGACAGTTTAGGTAATGTTAAAGGTCTTCAAGATGAGTTTAATCAATTACAAGATACTTTAATTGATAGACAGATTGCTCAAGAAGAAAGAGCAATTAAACAAAATGCAATTAAATATTCTCAAGAAAAAAGATTTCTAAAAGGAAGACTAGATGATGAAAACTTTGACTTTCAAGAATTTAAGAAAAGTAATGAGTACACTTCATTAACTAGAGAAGGTAAAGAATTTGCAGAAACTTATTGGGCTAAATCAAGTACTTCATTTTCAACAAAAGATAATGAAGACGTTAAGAATAAAGTAAACGAATTTATTACTAACGGTGAATATGATGAAGCTGAAAAATATTTATTAGAAATTGGTTCAAATCAATTAACTAAAAATACTTGGACTGAACTAAATCAAAAAATAGATATTTATGATGCAACAAAAGCTAATGGTTTAATTAACAATTCTACTTTAACAAACTTTAAAGATGATATTGATACTAAAGTAAAAGCTATTAATAAAAATGGTACAGTAGTAGACCCAAGATTAGCTAATGATTTAGATGCTTATGCTAGACAATGGTTATTTGAAAACGCATCAAAATATCCACCTAAATCTTTAGAATTAAGAGATGCTTTTAAAGAAGCAAT